ACCTGCCACGACTTTGAAGGCTGCAAAGTTTACATTTCCTATTTCGCCTTTAAGATCATCTCGATTTTCTTTTATGTAGCGATCAATCTCTTCTTTTCCTTCCTTGACCTTGCCCTGAATCTTTTCTGCTTCGTCTTTTGCTTGTTTTGCATAATACTTTGCATTGTCTTGATTACGATCAGCATATTCGGCATGTCCGTGCGCCCATGCTTCTGCCTCTTTTTTGCTTTGCAAGGCTACTTCTGCCGAGTTGTTAACCTCTGTGATCGCCTGCCGAAACAATTCCGCATCCTCTGGCTTTTCAAAGCTTTCTGGTTTTGGTCGAGATTTTACAGAAATTGAAATTTTATATTCTGTCTGTCCGGATTCTGAATCTGCAAGATAGACAAAAGCATAAATCTTATAATCCATTGTTGTAGCATCGTTTTCTAGCATGCTATCTGGAATAGCAACATCTGTCACTCCATCTTTTGTTGTTCCAATTCTTGTAACAGATTCTCCACCTTTTTCTTGTAATGAAAAATGAATCTCTACAGCTGTCGGCAATTTAATTCCTTGCAGTCTAAGAATTTGTCCATAGTCGTACTGCCACAGACCAGCTACTGTTGTGTAAATATTTAATACATTTGCTATAACCATATATATCCCTCCTTACGCTTCATCGGTAAATATCAATAGCGCCATAGGCTTTGTCCTTAATCCCCTACCTCCCCTACCATATAAGAACATGTTACATTCAGCCATTGACTGGCTGGAACGTCAATTAAAGATGTTGTTCCATAACGTTCTATGTTGACTGTTCTAGTATTATAGTTAATGCCTAATGCAAACCTGTTAAGCCCACTTCCTTGTTGTACAAAATATATATTTTCCATAGGAACTTCTATCTCATCTGGTAACTTAAACATTGCAACATTAGGATATTTATCACCGGTACTTTTTGTACTTAATACCTTTGAATTTCCAATTGCTCCAATGATGCTTACAACATTCCCATACTGACGTACCATAACTTTGGAATTTGCTCCATAATGAGTACAACCATTAAAAAAAGTATTGACAGTGATCCAGCCTGTATCTTTGATCTTCTGTTTTTCCAATTCTTTCTGTAAAGTTTCTAATGTAACTGTTTTTTCGTCAATTATGTCCATGTTGTCATTTATGTCTTTAATGTTTACATAATCGTTCTCTTCTGGTTTTGTCAGATTTAAATTTTTTGTTTTTGTGCTCATGGCATTTCCTCCAATTCAGTGCCGCTTCGTAATCCTTCCCATGTATACTTGTGCATCTCGCTCCATGTGTACTTGTTCATTGTTTTCCATTTGTTGTACCTTATTCCAATGTCCATCGTGATATTTAACGGCACAATCTCTTCAAGTAGCTTCTTAAATTCGTCTTCCATAGCTTTTTTCTTAAGGCCTAACAGGCAAATCATTTTCATTTCATCAGGTACAACGGCAATCGTATAATTTCCTTTTCCTAACAAATCATTCATTTTATTCATAAGGCTTTCTTGCGTGTATGGATAGCTATCATACCATTTCATCATTACGCGGAATCTCCTCAGTTCTAGACTATCCGTATCCTGCGGATTTATGCCAAGAATCT